ACTGCGTTTGACCAGTTCAGTGTTTCTTTCAATTCATTTGAGAACTTGTTAAATCGGAAACCCTGATCTTCCAGCCAGTGACCGTATCCAAACAAGAAATCAGCCACATCCTGTATAGTATCAAAGACGTGTCCATAAGGTATAATCTGTGTCGTTTCTTGATATGTAGCATACTGTTCGATCACAGTTGATCCTTCTACAGATATTGCCTTTGCTGTTGTTGTTTTAGTAGGATAGTTGAAGTTGAAGTACGGTTTCACAGTACTGTAACCTAACACCTTGTATCCACCCAACACTGTTGATCCATCCTGACTGATGTCTGTGTTCTTCTCTATCAGTACACCCGAGTACTGAAAACTCTCCACAGGATTAGATGTCCTGAATAATATCTTGTAGTTCTCATCCGGTATAAATTTTGATCCTGCTGTTGATCCCGGAGACACACTGTCTGTTAGAATTTTTATGTTGTCCTTATCAGTAAATCCTCCCAACTTGTATGCTAACTGCACAGTAAGGTTCTTCATCTTGTCGTAGTAGAAAATTTTGCTGTCTAGGTTCTGTGAAATCAGATAGTTGACTACGAGCGGTTGGTAGCCTGCTGTTTGGTATCTTGATATAACACCTGTTGCTAGGTCCGTCTCTGTCTCTAAATGGTATTTGGCTGTTGCTAATGAAATCCTAATGCCTGTATCTTTATCTATTTGATTTCCTGCTGTATTCGTGGTCAATCGCGAAGGATCAAAAAAGTTTGAAAAGAATTTAGCCGGTTTAGTAAGTGCCAGAGTCTTCATCACTGTGAATGGGTAAGAACTAGATCTCCTCCATGACGTTTCCGCTGGTGCTTGATCACCAAACTTCCAAGCGTTCTGCCTTCCTGGTATGTCAAAGTTATCAATCAATCCTGCCGCTAATGGGTCTAGTAGGTTTCCTGATGCATCAACTGGTAGGTAGGTTTTGATTTCTGGCTTGCCGTACCTGCCTGGCTCCGTTGCAATGGCATCCCAAAGTACATCATTGGCTGACGTGTATGGTGCTGGTCCATAAAGTGTTTCCCAGTTGGTTGGCTTCTCCGAGTGTCCCAACATCTCCCATGGCCTCACATGCGGAGCGTCCGTGTCGTAAAAATATTTGTATATGCCTCTCCAGTGCCCTGGTAGGTTCTCACCTATCAGTCTACCTTTTGATCTTGCGTAGTTGTACGTGAATGGTGATCCCTCTGTGAACACCGTGTTGTTGATGTATTGAACACTGTTACGTCCCGCCCACTGATAGAAATCTGAGCCCATCACACTATCTATTTCCTGCAGTGTGTATTCCGTTGACGTGAAAGCACTCGGCGACACACATCATGTATGTCTAGCAATGCTGGGTCGTGTTCTACTTTTATGTTGTTGTAGATCCTTTTTTCAAGTTCTAAAATTAAATCATCACGCTCATCTCCNTATGCCTTTATTATNGAACCGTCGTGTTTCCTAATGACCGCTGTGTCTGTGATATAGGTTGTGTCTGTAAATGTCTCAGGTGTAAATTTAGTATACATTCCAAGTTTGGTCGGTGATGGTGGCATGTAACTTCCAGTCGTGTCTGTGTAATCCTTGATCACAATCTTGTCACCTTCTGCCAGTGTCTTGCTGATATTCACACTGTCATCTGTTGTGCTGAATGTGTAATCCGTTCCTAGCAATAATTGAACACCATTAAGGTAAACGTATACCGCCCTATTGCTTAGGGTTGTGATGTTGTGCTGTGAATCTAGTGCATAGTCTGTCTGTGAGGATCCCATCACTGTGTATGATCTCGTTGAAGCATTCTCTCCCCAGCCCACCATGTCCTCATAGTAGAACGGGAAAGTGCTGTTCCTGCCTAAAGTGATCGCGGAGATTATCTCGTTGACCCTGTCAGCGGCTATTCCCTCATATGCTGTTCCTGTTACGTGTGTGAGGAATGCGTTGTACCATTTCTCATACTCCTGACTCACGTAGTCTGTTGCTGTGGTGAAGTTGGCTTGCTGGTCTATGATGTTGAACACGGCAGAGAGTAATGGCGCCTCATGCTGGTGTATGCTACCACCCTTCAATCTTGCATCTGGTTTGTCCCTTAGGTTTGATACTCCTGGTATCGAACCCGTGACATCCTGATTCTTGTCAAGTATATCTCGCACATGATTCAGTATCTGTCCAAACGTGAACGTGCCCAACTGCTGGTTGAGACTGTTGGTTGACAAGTTCTCAGGTATCTCATATATTCCCTTGTCGACTATCTTGTCAGCACTGCTGTGTGCCGCTATCCGTATCTGGTCGTTGACTTCTAGTGCCTTGTTAAATTTTATATATTTGTTTTTTGTTCCTGTTTCCAGGGTGTAATCTGTAGTCAGTGTCTTCCTCGATCCGTTCACAGACACTGACACTTCCATATCCGTGAGGTCCGCTGAATCTTTATAGAAGTCTATCGGGAACAACTGTTTCTCTATTGCTTCAACAATAAAAGTCCTTGTGACACGCTGTTTGCTTTCATTTGTTCTCTTTATCCAGGCACTCCTTGAATTGTGTGTTGCTCTATTAGTCGTGTAGTGCAGGTGTCCTTCGGCTAGATTCTTTGTGATTGTATTCGATCCACTTTTATAAGTGAATGTTCCTGACGTGTGATCAGAATCAAAAACAATGTCTCCCACATTGTTGATAGTGTTGTACTTGACCTTAATACCTAACACAGTGTCTGTTGTGGCCGTGTCTGAAGTTGCGAAAGCAAAAACTTTCGCACCTGTAAAGGTTGAATTAGGATATGTCGTTGAATCATCAAATGATGTGTGGTCATTGTCCCACATGCCGAACAATGGCTGTTGGTTCATCCCCGTCTTCTGCTGTGCTTCCACAAAAGTTTCTGTGGTGCTATCATAACGGAAAGTCTTGCCCTGATTCGTTTTTCCAAACTCTATGAATATGGAATCGTTATCGCTTGGTACGGCGTCAGATGCCTCCGTCAAGTTAATGACCTGTGTTGAATCTCCTGCTGTTACGAAGTTCACATCGTATATCTTGTTCTTTACCAAAGGGTCTGTGTCTGATGCAAACACTACCCTCATTCCGTTTGCTAGTGCCAGTCCGTCAACAATGTAACCTGTTTGTTTAACCACCGATGAAAAAGCATCTGTTGTAACTGTATCATACAACGTTACAGATCTTTTAGCCACTGTCCCGTGATTGTAAAGTGCTAATCCAGAATCAAATTCTATTATTGGTCTTTTGGCCCTATCAGTTTCATTTAATGTAGGAGTGAAACTACTAACTCTTGCTGTCTCTTCTATGATAGACTTGTGGAACCATCTATTGTATCTAGACCAAGCGTTTTGGTCTCGTGAATCTCTCTTGATTGTGATGTAGTCTTTTGCCTCTGGCGTGTAATAGGCCTTTGCATAAGGTCTTGAATCATACCCTGCTTGATCGTACAGTATTGTAGATTCTGTTGCATAACTGCCTGGCGTAATCAAATCATCCACATCAGTAAGAGTTATTGCATCGCCAACACCTTCCACATAGTACTCTTTATTTTGGTATGCAGTTGGTACCAAGGAGTTTGTGAATTTAATCTTCATCCCATTGGAAAGATCCAGTGTCCTCAGACTGTAATTTTTGGCACCTATGATATCATCCTCTACGTTTATGTTCGTGGTGCTTGTAACGTCTTTGATCTGTAGTATGCCGTACATGGCATCGTGGTTGCCGCATTGGTAATATAATGTATCAGGTGCACCTGTTGTTGGAACTGTGAATGTTACTGTTCCTTCATCCGCACCATTGTTGATCACTCCTGTGTCAAATATCGTCGACGTAGAACCGTCTGTCGAAATCTTGCTCTTGTATGGCTCTGTCATTATCCAGAACGGATGTCCTTTGGCATTCACGTTAAACTTATATGTGTTTCCCCTGTATAGGGTCAGAATAGGATTGTTTTCATTTTCTCTTTGTGTAAAATTGTAGGCGCCTTGTGCGAGATTCTCTACAGAATATTCCACTACTGCACTTGGACCGACTGAATCTATTTCTATCGATCCAGGCCCTTCCGGTATCCAGTAGTACTCCCTATAGTTCACCAACTTGTCGTAATCAATGGCAGGATTCCAACTGTATACAGTTTCCTTGTTAAGCCTATCATGGTTGTTGACTTTGCCACCTAGATACTTGATCTGATTTATGTAGTCGTCATATGTTCCTGTGAATTTAACTTGATCTTCTGGATTTACAGAAGTGGTATCCTTGTCTGTGTATGTTACTGTAGGCTCTAGTTGATATGCGAATCTATCCCTGCTGATTGCACCAATATACCTGTCATTGATTGATCTAGTGTAGGCATCCTGTTTACCTATGTAACCGTCCACCCTCTCCAGTGAACCTTTCTGCACCAAAGGATCCATTGTACTTGACAGGAATCTCTGGTTGGCGTCCGTCCTGTAGAACGCTGGTAGGTGTTGTACCGTACGCCTGTACTCGTTGTCTCCTTGCTTGACAACTTCGTTGTTTATCAATGCGTTAGTAATATTGTCTGCCATTAGTATCCTGACCCACTACTGCCGGTGCTTGAACCGGAACCTGTTGTAGTAGAGCCTGACACTGCTGATCCTGATGTTGAGGTGTTCGTGGCAGTTGATGTTGATGTGACCACAGTTCCGGAGGCCGCCAATTGGTTGGCTCCCAGTGCTGTTATGATTGACACATCATCAACGGTGGCCCCACTGATGAAAATCTCGTCTGCCGCCGAGTCTAGTTGGAACAAGGACCCAAATCCCTGTCCTGATTGGTTGGGCACAATAACTGCTGTCAGTAGATCTGGTGCTAGTTGATTGTGAATGTAAGCGGCTAATTCTGTGAAGTAAAAACTGTCTCCGAAATCCCAGTTGTCCAGTGCAAAGAATTCGTTAATTGCGGCGATGACTCTGGTTTTGATCACTGCGTCCGACACATTAGTCTTGGAATTCTTGACAACTTTGAATGTCGCTTGTAGTTGTTCGTCGGCGTTTGAACCGAACAGTATCTTGTATTTCACAGGATGATATATGATCTGATCTGACAAAGATTTTAATGGATTCAGTACACTTGAATAATTGATCCTCAACTGATCTGCTGTGGACACAGCGGGTCGGCTTCCGCCGTCTTGTAACCATATCCTGTACAAGTTATCGTATGTTCTCTCTAATAGGTAAACATCAACTATGTTTGAAACACTAGGATCTATCCTAGTTTCCTGTCCTGCGTGATGCTTATATTGGAAGTCAATTGAACTTCTGCCTTTTCTTGCTCTGTAATCTGTTGTTGTTGTGAGAGTGTTTGTTGTAGAACTATACTTTTTGATCACATCCTCTGTCGAGTCATAGAAATAAAATAATTGTCCGTCTGTGTATGTTGTAGTGTTGAGATTTATATCTGTTTCGTTCTTTGAGACCACAAAGTTGGTCGCCGCATATGGCCTGTATCTCTCTATGTTGTCATACGAAATGTACTTCTCCTGGAAGATAAATTTTGTTGATTCCGATAGTGTGGGTTCAACGAATATGTCAAACAGTTCTGGATTGTCAACAACACCGTCATCATCATTATCATGAAAGCCAATTTTGACTTTCCTGTTGTCCTGGAAACCGTCTGCTTCCGTGATCACATCGACCACTTGCCATGTAATAGGATATCCAACACTGTTGCCAGACGATACAATGTTGTTTGTTTTAAGTATTTTTATTGTGTCCTTGACACTCTTGCCCGACGTGTAATCATAAATTTTCTCTTCCACATCATAGTGGAACTTGTTCTGCGACTCTGACTCAAATATGTAATCCAGTTTCCTGTATTGTACCGTGTAGGTGTTGCTATCATTAGTGAACTTGAACCACCAACTGGCGTCTGCATTATTGCCTGCAGTTGATCCCGCACTGGCTAGATCGAAAACTGTGCTAGTACTTAGGTTCGTCGACGTTATCACTTTCCATGTCTCCGAATCTATGTCATATCTCAATCCGAATTCCTCGTAGGCCGCTATCCTGTCCAACAAGTCTGCTTCAAGTGTTGCGGAGAATGTTGTAGTCAAGTTTGGTATGATCGCACTTATGATAGAACCATCTGGTACTATGTTGTTGAGTGTTACTGGACCAACTCCCGACTCAAGGTTTCCTACACCAGCATTAGCACCATCAAGCACCACTGCGCCTATCTTGGCCCATAATCTATCTTCGGCGTTGTCTGTCGTTGATGATACTAATATGCCGTTTAAGAATTTCCTTGTGTCTGGTGATGTGAATTTAACCAATGCACCAGGTTTTGCGAACTTCATATTGGAAGTTGCTGAATCTCCTAGGACTAAAGCACCCCCAGAAGTGAAATAACCCGTATTGGTATTGGTAGCAGTCGTAGTGGAGTTCCATGTTGCAGACAGTGTGCTGGCATCTTTCGTGCCGTACTTCAAATAGTAGAACTGTCTGGCGTATGCTTCTTTCAATTTCGCTTCAACAGATGTGTCTATTGTTGACTGTATATCACTTCTATTGTTGAAAGTGAATGTAAACTGCTGTAGGGATTCTTCCCTGTACAGTATGCCATCTTCTGCAAACACGTTAACGTTGGAGTACGCACCTGTTGGATCCAATATCTCCTTGGCCCTAGATATACCAGATGCTGATCTGTTCACAGATCTCACCTTGACGATCTCCTGCGACGCTGACAGTGGTACTACTTGGTAGTCTTCTGCTGTGATCATCCTGTTCTGAGAATAATATACCTGTGCGGCTTTCTCCTTAATAGAATCATTCGATTCCGTTGCCGCTGAATTGTACACACTGGCCTTCAAACTTATACTCATACTCACTGACTGCTGTGCTCCGTTGGCGTCTGTGTAAGGTACTGTTAATTGTATACCTTGCATGTCAGACGGTTGTATGGCGTACTTGGCATTGTCACTGACCCTGTAGTAGGTCCTGAAACTTCCTAGAGGTATGTTAGAGAAATTGCCATCACCAAACACTAGGTCAATCGCATCGGCGTTCTTTGTCACCACGTTGTAGGTATTCCTCTCTGCTTTAGACAATGAATTGTATATTGCATTGTTACCAGACAGCGATGGAACTTTCGTCCATGATTCTGATAGTTGTCCAAACTGGTCTAACTTGTATAGCCACACATCTGTGTTGTTGATATTCGCTGTTGGAACATTTTTTACATAATTTGTTGTTGCTGTGTCTACTGTGAACTCTTGGTTCTCCATTGTTCCTTGTTTGAATAAGAAAAAGAATCCTGTGTTGTTTGAACTGTCTCCAGATCCATCTGATCTGTAAGTGTATGTGAGACCTGTTCCCGGTATTGGTGTAGATTCGAATATGCTGTCAGAGTCATTTATTGTGCTAGGCACTATCTCAAATGATCTCGGCGTGCCTCCCACTGACTTCTGGAATTTAAATATGGGTAGATCCAACTGGTTGGAACTTAATGTGTACACTTCTGTGTCTATTCCACCTATTTTCCCTGACTCTCTCGGGTTACCAAACAGTTGTCCGGACTGGTTGGCCGCATTCAGTATCGCAGTGAACTGCTCTCTGTAGTTGGAGTTGGCCGAATCATTCCAGATGATGTTTGAGTTTGCTAAATTTGTTCCTGTGCTGTCCTGCACATCCTGTGTCGTTGATATCGAATCTATCTTCAATATTCCTGTTGCAGGTTGGTTCCTCTTGGCATTGTAGTTGATTAATCTTGCTAATCTCAAGACACTATTTCTTCTCTCGGCAGTCTCTAGGAAATTCTCTCTTGCGTTTAGGTCAACCCTAAATGAAAGTGCCTGGGATATGTATGCTATAAGATCTATTAGTGCCACATACTCAGAACTCTCAACAAAATCGTTGAAGTCGTCTGGATAGTTCTCTTTGAGATACGCCACCATGGTCCTTCTCAGGGTCTCGAAGTCGTAACTCTTGAAGTCAGCCTGTTGGAAGGACTGGTAGATCTTCCTCCAATCTTCCGCTACTAATAATCTGTTCTGTCTATCTGTTGTGGCCATTGTAATTACAACGGTATTTATGTGTTAGGAAATGTGCGTATATTAAGATAGACGCATTAGTGAGTTTTCGTCAAAATTGAATCTCAGTTTCTCCGTGATGTTCAGTGGAACATAGGTTATAGTGGCCTGTATGGCTATGCCCTTGTCCGCTTCTGTGACTAGTATTTCCTCTGTTGAGATACGTGGATCTGCGTTAAGATTGGCAGTAATATCGTCAACTATAGCGTCTTTGAGTGCTTCCGTAAATGGTTCGAATATAGCATCGTATATGATGGTTCCAAATTCCGGATTTTCAACCCTCTCGCCCTTACGTACACTTAACCTATTGATCAGGTCCTGCTTGGCGACCTCGAAGTCATACAGTTTGAAGTTCTTCTTGTCCGCACGTGAACTGAAACCCTTAAATGTCACTGTTTTGTTTGAAAGTCCGTTGCCTGAATCCCCGTATGCCATTAGTTCAATCTCCTAAATTCCACATCCACCTTGCTGTAATCTACTATGTAGTACCCTGTGTCTGTCATCTCTCTTGCCCATGGAACTTCCTGTGCCATTACGCCCTCGTATGTTCCTTCTGACTGTTTGTATTTAAACGAATATATGTTGATGCCTAGTGGTGACTTGCCAACTAATTTGATCTCTTCCTTGAGTCTACTATCACTGAATTTGAAACCGGAGAAGACACTTTTTATTGAACTACCCAACGATCCTAACTTCAATCCAAGATTTTGTCCCACGTTCTGCAGGAACGACTGTCCGCCCAACTGTGCCGCACTGGCGTTGAACAGGCCTGCCTTGGTGGCCAGACTCTGGATCGAATTTATGCCCACTATATTTCCGCCAATGATACTCTGGTAGTTTTGTGTGATGCTGGATAGGTTGGCTATTGTTGCCGGAATATTGCCTGCGGATAGATTTCCTTTGAGTCCTTTGACAGCATTCAGACTGCTGTTGGCCAGATCGAATCCTCCACCTATGCCTTCCATGGTCTTGCTTCCTAGAGTGAACAGTTCACCGGCACTGTTGACGAACACGTTGTCCTTGAACAATTCCGTGCTCTTACCTGAGAATTTATCTATCACCTGTGAAGTGAGTGTGTTGGTTAGATCTTTCACATCAGAGTTGACGTTGAATCCTTTGAATTTGTTGGAGATGCTGTCCTTGATGTCGAACGGCAGATTTACTTGTTCAGCGATCCCGTAGAGTTTGTCGTACCCCGATGTATATTCAGTCAACAACTTCTTGGCCTTCTCGGCATTTGTGCTTGTTCCCATCGCTTTTTTAAGAAATCCCAGTTGGTCTTCCTGGGACTGGGCGAAACGAATGTGCGGGTTATCGCTCAGTCTGTTTTTCATATTCAAGAACTCTGGAGTTCCTGGCGTGTTGGCCCTTTCTAGCCACTTCTTCTTGTCAGCAGGAGTGTCAGGGATGATCGAGTCACCGGCTATCACACTGGCCCTGAACATGGGCTCGTGTGTCACGAACCTGTGAACAGTCGTCTTGGTCTTCCCGGTGAATGCTTTCAGAGGGCTAATTCCTTTTTGTGCTAATTCCACGTCACCTTCTTCACGCAGTTGCATTCCGGCTTTCTCTTGAGTCAGCCATGTTGGCCCCCATTGGGTTATTCCGCCTCCACCTGAACCTGGTCTGCCCATCGGTGCGTTCAAATGCACCTGGCTACCTTGCACATGGAATACGCCAGTAGCGCCGTGTAGTTGTGATCCCGGTGTGAATGATGATATGGCCGACTTTGCGTAACTCTGTATGCCTCCGGATGGTGAACTCTGTAGAATGCCCTTCTCACCAATTTTCAGTATCGCATCAGCACTCTGTATCATCTCCTTGGCCGCACTCATCCTGATCTGTCCATTGGCGTGCATGTTGATGTTGGAGTCTGAGTGCAGGTTGAAGTCACCTTCGGTCCTCAGGTTGATTCCTCCAACCCCCGAATACACATCGATCCTGCCGTTGCTCTGCATCTCGATGTAGGCGTTACCCGAACCGTTGGCTATGTACACAACACCCGCTGTGTCATGCATCAGCAACTGGTGTCCAGATGCTGTCCTCAATCTCGTAAGTTGGTTTGTGCCGTCTACTGCACCATCGTCCATGACAAATGTGTGTCCGATTTTTCTTGATACATGGTCTGTTGCTCCTGAATCCTTTGCACCTACTGGTTGTTTGACCGATGCTGTATCTTTACGACCCGGTGTGCTGATGCCAAACACCTGGCTCGGGGATTCACGCCTTGCTGAACTAGAGGTGTTGCCTCTAACATCGTCTGCACTTAGGCCTTGCTTCAGTAGAGTTTCCGCAAGTGGGTGTATGGGTTTTGGATATGCTTCGTAATCATTTTTTGGCAGTGCACCAGTGGCCGCTCTGTTGAGCTCTCCTGCTGGTACGTTGGTCGATCCATAAGTTGCTTGTTTGTCCACGCCTGAGCTCAACTGTCCTGCTGGTCCTCCGTCCGTTTTGTCCCATGTCTTTTCGCTTGACGCTATGCCTGGTGTCATGTGATTGGTGTAGGGGTCCTGCACACACCCTATCCAGAAGGCCTGATTCATCTTACCTTCAGCGAATATGACCAACACAGTCGTTTCAAGATCAGGCGGTACCGCCCAAAAACCGTATGAGTGCTGGCTGTGTTCGTATTCTGTTGATCCTGGAATGTTGTGTTTCACACCCTTGGCTCCATAGAAAGGAGAGAGATACTCACATGTGATCAATTGTGATTCCGTACCCGCATTTGGAGAGGCCTGTGCCAATGATGGTATCAAAACACTCAACCTGCCCATCCTTGTGGGGTCCTTGTTGCCTTTGACCACACCTAAGTAGGGCCCTGCGTTCGCACCGGCCCAACTCTGGTCCTTGCCTGGTGCTTTGGGATTTGATGCGCCACCTTTAAGGTAATTGTGTAAACTCATTATAATCTTCCCTTGTTGAATATGTTCTTGGCCTCTGTGTAGAGATCTTTAATTTTTCTTCCTATGTTAGTTACTTCTGATAGGCTACCACCCTCATCTTTCAGATACTGTGCAAATTCGTCCGCTTCTTTCTTCGTACCAACATAACTATCGCCTGTTGTGGACACAGTTGTTACATATTCATCCACTGGGTTTGATATGTAGACTCCTTGGTTGTTGAAACGAGTCAGATGCAACACATTGGTGTATCTGCCACTATTGAAATTATGTTCCACTTGTATTACTCTGTACAGTCCCGAAAACATTCCCTGCTGTGTTGATCCCATCTCGTAAATGCCTTTCATGTTGTCCAGGTCGGTGGGCATCTTGAAGTTCAACATTATGATAGGTTCCGCTAGGTCTGGATTGTAGCAACCCCTTTTCACGTCCCAAACCGCGTTCAAATTTCCCCTCCAAAAATCTATTGTGTCATCCTTGCTGACCCCGTCTGCCACTTTCTCTGGCACCGCGGGAATGAACTGTGACTGTCCCATCCAGGCCGGGTCTCCCAATATCTCCATCCTGATGTTCACCATGTCCGCCAGTGGGTGTGTGAGCTCATCTATGAACTGATCCACGAAGGTGAATCCACCACCTGTCTTGTTTGTGCCATTCGATTTGGACAGGCCGGGCCCACCCCTGTAGGTGATATTTTGATCTTGTACAGTGTCATCTGGATTATCCGTTCCCCTTTGCTTTGTTGTTGAGCTCTGAGCGTACTTGTTCTTTCTAGATGCGTCGGACTCCACGTCCTTGAGCCTGCTCTGGAAGTAGGCCACCTTGTAGTTGATACCTAGGTCCAACACGTCCACGTTGTCTCCAGTGAAAATGTAGTCGTAGGTCTTGTACACGAAATTCTTGAAATTCTGTCCTGTGCTGACGCCCGGTATCGACAGAGAGTATGCGTGTACACGATACGGTGAGACCACGAACTTGATCTTCTTGACGTTGGTCTGTCGTTTGAGATCATACTGTTCTGTCGGGACCACACTGGCCCTTATCCTGAAGTAATCGAACCACATGTTAGATTTGTTCTTGGACTCTTCGTACACCGCTTGTGCGCCACCTTTGTCATCGGCGGCGGACAATGTATCTGCAACTTTACTCTTCCATTTCTTGAAATTTATGTCTGAGAATTTTGGGTCTGATTTCATTGCTTCTTCCAGTATCTTTATTACGCTGGTCGTGGTGTTGATCTGCATGAAGTTAGAACCTGCTGTATCACCGGTCAACGCCTTCCTGAATCCTGGGTCTACTGACTGACTGGTCATCGGTGACTCATTGAAGAATTCGTTGTTTATCGTGACCCCCTGTGGGTTGAATGACTCGTCTATGCTTATCTCATACTTGTCTGGTATTGAGACCCCAGAAGTTTTTGTTTCGTCCTCGTTCTGACGATTCAGTATGTCCTCTAGGTCCTGCACCACCGTGCTCAATTTCTGATCCTTGGAGAAAAGTGTTCCCGATGTCCTGGGGTAGTTGTACTGGTCAAGTA